TTGTAGGTAGAACTTTTGCTATGATCCTAAGTATTTAAGACTTAACTCTTTATTCCGATATCCTCTAAATTGACGAGGTGTGTAAGGTAAAGAGACGTGTTCGTGACACGGGACTTCTACCACAAGTTAGTTGCAAAATGGTTTCCACCGGTTTAGGAAGTCAATGCCCTGATTGCACGCAGCGATGAAATGAGCTGCCGAGATTTGTGTTTTCATACCATTAAAAACCGGCCCCCTATCCCCATAATGGCATTCTCTCGATCGCAGAATGACGCTTCTATTGAAGTTGGATCCCGATCACCTATGACCTTACTTCGGCGCTCTCTTCTAAAGAGAGCACTCCGCATACGTAATGCATTTTTGCGAGTTTCTACTCGCACTGTTAGCTTTAGACGCACTAGGCGTCGCGTCGCTGTACACGAATATGTGTACAGCGTTCTTTCTCATGATTATGATAATGATAGCGAAGCTACTTATCAAGGCTCATTTGGATTCCCCCGATCTGAGTCTATTGAGCAATTGGAATCTGAATTTCCTGGCTCTATTTTATATAATCATGAAAGCCTACCTCTACGTAGGTTTCGTCCTGATTCTCAAGATATCGATAATTTCGTTACTAATTTTAATGAAACATTCGATCTCTTTGAGATGCATGATCCCTATTATGGTAGAGATCTTGAACCCTTCTATGATGGAGCTTTCTTTGATCGCTCCCAAGCGATTTTAGATCGCTCTTTTGGTTCAGATTCAGTTGACTCTGATTTAACCATGGAACAAACTTCTGGCTTTTCCGATATATTTTCTACAGTTTTCCCTTCAATAATGGGAAAAGACTGTCAATATAAAATTTTCGGTATGCCAGCTGATATTTTCCTCGGCTATCTAACAGCCTTAACAACTAATCCTACCATTATAGGTAAGGTTTCTACCTTATACCTTTATTTATCTGCTAGTAGATTATATTTCGGTTACCAAGAAACGCAGCTTCTTCTTACGAAGATGCAAACTGCTTTCATGGATTATATCCGATGCGCCCATGATAAAACTGTGGCTAAAGAAGCCGAGTATCATTGGTGGCGCCAATCACGTGGTATGTCATTTGATGCTAACCTGTCCAAAATAAATGAGTATTACTCTTATTTGGAACAGATGCATTATGGCAATAATAATACCCTTGAACCTACTAGTTTTACTCTCGACTCTCCTCTTGACTTTATCGATAAATTTATCGAAAGTCCTGAGGAGTTTGTGAAATCCTTAGTTGGATATCACACACGTCGTGTGGCAGCTTTTCTCATATTTTACGGAATTGTTCCCGATACCGTAGTTCCTTACGCCAAGTTCTTCAATCTTTATGATGAAGAAATTTCTTCTGGCTTAAAGGACCCTAACATGTTTGTTATTACTGGCCTAATAAAGTCAGTCTCATTCATGTTGAGAAAAGTTTTTGGTTCAGATAAAGGATGGAGTCCCAGCAGGGACCCTCATTCTTTTATTCTGAACGTGCAGTGGTTGTATAATTACCGATACAAACAATGCAATCCAGACGAGTTACACATGCATTGTGATTTTGTGTCTAGTCTCGTTTGGAAAGAAAGGTGTGAGAAGACTTATCAAAGTCGCTTATACCTTGGTAGAGGAGAATCAGACAATACCTCATGTTTGAGATTGCTTGTACAGCACTCCATGAGAGATATTGCTCACTTGTATGATAATTTTATCAATGCAAGTTCAGCTCCCCGCGACCCTCCTTTTGTTGTTGGTCTCGCTGGAGATTCTGGTTCTGGAAAGACTACTTTCCTTGCTCCTCTATTTTCCCAAATCATATTACAAGAATTTGGTTATGAATGCCATAACGCTTCTGAACATTTTCAGATTCTGAACGGCAATGACCAATATCTTGCCTCTTACAGGCCAAATGAGCACCATTCTGTGTTATTTGATGAGCTTGGAGCTTACAAAAACGCAGACAGAAACACCAATAATATAGTTGCTAATTCTTTCTTAGAATTTTGCAGCTCTGGTAAATTTATTCTGAATAGCGCTCATTTGGAGGAGAAAGGTAAACGAGAATTCAGGCCACGTGCCATTTTCATTGCTTCAAATAAGCAAGATTTTGGTTTACCTGAACTTGTTAACCATTTACCTGCAGCTTGGAATCGCTTTCATATTGTACTTGATGTTAAAATCAAACATGAGTACACTAATTATGATGGCGCTCTCCCAGTTGGAGGTATTAATCTGGACTTTTTACACGCACGTCGAGCTGAGCTCCGTGCAGAACTTGGCGATCGTGCTAAGTTTCATCCAGATTTTTACCCAGTAAGTTTTGGTGTTCGTACTAAAGGCATGAATGGCTTTAACGATCCCAAATCTTATATATCTTTTCAGGAAGTTATAGAGTATATTAGAGATTCTGCTCGTAAACATAAACAAACTGTTATAAACCATCAAAACAATACATTTTCGAATGTTACTGACATCAAATGTACTGCTTGTGGTAAATATGCTTGTTCATGTTTTGAGCAAACGTCTGGCTCTCTTGTAGCCCCTTCGTTTTTCTTATACTTCTGTACTTACCTAATGTACCTTTTAACTACTGCTCTGGTTTTATTAATTCAATTTTTAGGAATTAATAATAAGTATACCAGACGTGTCCAAGTAGCTCATTATCGAGCTATTTTGGAAAAACAGTATTTAAAAGTTTTGACTAGCATTGCT